TGTAACGGCAGGGGCTAAAGCTCCAAGCTCGCCGGTTAAAGTAGTGGCAGCAGGAATAACGGGAGAGGAAAGAGCGCCAGCGGTAGCGGCATCACCAAATCCTCCAGCCATTGCAGCGGTAGTCCCCCCAGTTCCCAAGGCAGGAGCAGCTCCGCCAAAGATACTAGATAACGCATCAGGTGCAGAACTAAATAAATTTGAAATTGAGCCAAGTCCAAACCCACCAGTCAGCGCACCCACACCAGCAACCGTCAGCGCTTGGGCAAGTGCGTCATTAGACATAACATTGCCAACATGATTTACTTCACTGCTAATAACATCTCCCAGATGATTTACAGTGTTTGAAAGTTGTAAACTTGAATCTAAATCAGCAAGAGAATTGCTAATGCTTCCAAAAGGGTCGCTCCAAAAAGACATATACAAATCCTAAGTGTTGTAGTAAGGGATTTTATACGCCTTACCGTTTACAGTCACATTGATAAATCCTACGGGGTTAGCAGGCAATATGGCTGAGCCAGCCGTTGCAGTCGTGGCGCTACTAAAGTTCAGCAGGTTTAGAAAGAATTGTTGCCAAGCGCGAGTCGGTCGATTGGTGTTTCCGTCCAGAAACTGAGATTGCGGGTACGGGTTTAGCTGCTGAGAGTTGGAAAGTCCAGAGGTAGCCATTAATTTTCCCCTCCGCTTGCTTTAAGGTTGGCGGAAATAATCACAGCATTTACGGGGTCGGTAATGGACACTTCAAAGATTCGGTCACGCGCAGTTCCCAAACGCCGCCAGATTGCACGGTTACGGTACTTGCCTAGCTGACCAATAGAAACCCAATATTCGCGCGACCATGTAGAGCCGCCGTCATTAGACCAACGCAGCATAGCTTGAGGCAAAGTCGTCGTAATGTTGGTGGTAACGCTAACCTGTTGACCAATTACAAACGATTGCAGCGGGCCAATTAGAAATGTCGCGTCAGGATAAATAACGTAATTTAGGCCGACATAAATATCGCCGTTAGACGTAGATAGGCCTGTGGTTCCGACGCCTGGTTGAAATTGAATTTGCAGCTCGTCAAAGTATTGGCGCTGGAAGTCAGACACCAAGTGAGGCGCACGACGAAGCCTGCGGATGTTTTGTCCGTTGTCGGTGTAATTCTGTTTATCTAGGCTGTAAATCTTGCCGTTCTCATAGTCGCCCACCATTACTAGACCTTGGAATACAGCAGAGCAATTACCGCGGTGGCGCTGGTAAGAACCATCATCAGCGGTATAAAGCCATTTATGCCACATTTCCGTGGTGGAGTCGTAAGCCCATGTAAGGTTCAGCGAAGGAAAGGACGTAACGTAAATTTCGTGGCCTTCTAGCTGATACGTCCAGCTAATAGCGTCGCTAATGTACTGATTTGCTAGGGTAGCCTCTACTGCGTGGGTAGAGATGCGTTTAGGAATGTAGCCCTCCATTTGCATGATTTGGCCTTGTCCACGGTTATTACGCGAGACGTAAGCAAAGGAATTGCCAAGGCGAACCAAAGAAAACTGTGCGACGATGCCCTGTTGGGTGGACGTTCCTGGAATTCGCTGGAAAGGAAACGGAACCGCGCCGACATCAGTCCACACTTCGGAGGATGCCTCACCCATCAAATAGACTTCACGATGGTCAACAATCAACGCCACCAGCTTGTCCGGTGCGCCATCTTTGAAAGCGTAAGACGTAGAGGATGAAATTGTGCTGAGAAGGTCGCTAGAACCCCATTGCTGTGTGCCAGGGTTGTTATAGACAAAGTAGTTATCCACAATGTCCACAGAGTTAGCGCCAGTAAACGCGCCGTCATTGTTTGGCAGAACAGAGAAGTTCAGGCCGTACATCGTTTCAGAAGCGATAGTCTGGCTGGCGCTGACCGTGTAAGTACCCGTGCCGCCTGTGCCGGTTAGAAATGCAGAGACAATAGTTCCTGCGGTGTCTCCGGTTCCTTGGATTGTTTGACCAAGATAAATAGTGCCACTAGCAACCGCCGTAACGGTCATTGTCGTGCCGGAAATGGACGCAGTGAACTTGGCCCCTACGGTAGACGAATTAAGTGGGCCAGACGCCAAAGTCTGCGACAAATTGACCGTGTATGTGCCTACCCCGCCAGTGCCAGTGCCAAGCGCCGTAATGATGGTTTCTGACGTAACGCCAACACCTGAAAGGGATTGGTTGATTCCGATAGTGCCGCTGCTTACCGCTGTAACCGTGAGGGTTGTACCTGAGATAGAACCCGTGAAAATAGCGTTAGAAGGATTACTAATGCGCCATGTGTAGCGAGAGACACCATCCACAATGTAAGCGTTAATGCCGTTGTCAGAAATGCCAACACGCCCAGAGGAGGTAGACAGCACACCAACAACACTAGCCGACAGGTTTGAAGTAAGGACATAAACGTAAGGGCCGCAGACTACGACCATTTGGCTACCGCCGGAGAGGGTACGCATTCCGCGCACTTCTTGGGCATTGGATAAAACGGTTTGCAGGGTCAGGCCAGGGGTCGGATAAAGCGCAACTACGCCGCGACTGCCAGGTTGCTTTAGAGGGTCAATCTCGGGGAAGAAATTGATAAGTTCCTGAGCGTCCTGATAAATCGAGACCGATTCGTAACTCGGGCCCACAAAACCGAAATCAGCCATGATTATTCCTTGTAAGAGTCGCCTCTAAGAAGCGTTTTAATTGAAGGAAGGCTAAGTTCATAGCGTTGAGAAAGCTCACGAGCAGAAATTCCATCTTTGCGAAGTTGCCTGATTTCACGGGCTTGCGCCATTGTAAGTTTTGCTCTTGGGCCTTTGTCACCGCTGAAGTCTGGCGAACGTCCCTTGGCAACTTTGTCAGCCATGTTATCGGCATGAGTGCCAACAATAAGATGTTTTGGATTGCAGCAAGAAGGATTGTCGCAGGTGTGAAGAATAAACCCAGACTCTGTGGAATTTTTAGGCGCACGCCATTCAATGATGTTTGGATACACCAAAGAATAGATAACTCTGTGCGCGTAATAAGACCATTCATTTATCTGAACCCTTCCATATCCTTGTTTATTTTTCAAACCCAACCAAGGCCAACATTCGTTTTCACCCTTCTTATCCACTTTGCTCCATAGAACTTCCGGTGTGTTTGCCGGTTTGCCTGGAGGTCGTGGGCCTTCACCATTTTTCCTTCTTAGATAAGCCGCTTTTTGGTACTCGCGTTGTTTTTGCCGTTTTACTTCAATGTCCATGATTAGCTCCTTTAAAAAAACCAATCATATCACATATCCATCAACGCAAGAAACCCCCCGAAAGTATCCAGCCAGCGTCCTTTGACCTTCCTACCAACAACGCATCAGCGTACCGCGCAACCGGAGGCGGCTTCATGTTTGTGCGCTTGATCGTGGCTTTAGCTTGGGCTGCAAACTTCATAATCATTTGAATTTGCGTTGGAGAGGTTTTGCCATACATCGGCATCAGTCGTTCATCCAAGCACCAGCGAAAGGCGTTTACATAGCCTTGCGGAAGGTTTAGCACGTCATATAGCGTATTGGCGCGAGCGAATAGCGTATCTGTAAAGATGTGCATTTCGCCTTGAGCCGGATTAGGCCAGACAAAGATGTTGCCCAAGATTTCCGAGGGTTGGTAATACAACGCTTTAGGCCACGGGCCGTTCAGAGTCTTTAGGCCGATTAGTTCGTAGTCTTCCACATTCAGAATCGAAATGGGGTAATCAAGGCCACCATTCAAAATTGGCGTACCGTTTGAGTTAGTGTTAACCCTGACAAACGCTGAACTAATGCTTAACGGACGTTGATAGTAGGCAGAGATTGTGGTGCTAGAGACGTTTTGGCTAACGCTCAAAGTGTAGGTTCCAGCTTCATTGACGTTGCCGCCTGCGCCAGTGTTAAACGCAATAATTGTGGTTCCTGCGGTAACACCAGTGCCGGACAAGGTTTGTCCAATAGCGATCGCACCGGACGTGATGCTGGTAACGGTGAGGGTTTTCCCTACGATGGAGCCGACAAAGGTAGCGCCAATTTGACCGCCTGGGCCAATGGTGTATTGAGTTTGACCAGAAACAACGGGGAAAATGATTTCGGTCTTGTAATAGACCATCATTGATTCGTTAGACCATTGGTCTAGCATATCGTTGAACATATCAAAGGCGTCTTGCGCTGCCTCTGGCGTGGGCGTTTCACCTGCCTCTAATGCGCCAATGTCCTTCAATGATCGAGAAATAATATCAATCGGTTGTACCACTTTTTTTACTCCAATGTAAACACGGGCGGTTTCCACGGAGGTGCAACAGATTTCGCTTGCATAAGCGCCAATTGTTCCTCTAGCCGTGATTCTATTACACTTTTGCCGTGTACGGTAGCGCCTTCTTTAATCCAATCAACCACCATTGCCTCTGTTACTTCTGAGAATGGCGTGTTGCAAGTGAATTTATCAAACGTCCAATTACCCTCAGTTTCCACGACATTTACTTCGTCCGTGGCTTTAATGTGATATTTGGCTTCCGTGATTACGCCATCATCAGCAATGATTGATAGTATTGACCAAGATGTAATCATTTTTTCTCACGCCATTCTATGCAGTAGACTTTACGTTCGTAGTAGTCACCAGTCCATCGCCAGCGCACGCACTCGTACTTTTTCTCCGCGCTGGCTGGGGTTAGCAGCATCAGCGCGAGGATGAGGGTTAGCTTATGCAGACCAAGGCAGCGGAGGTTGGACAACGGGAGGATTAATCAAGTTGTCAATCTGCGCTTGCACAGCAGCTTCCGTAGCAGCCTTGTCCACTCCACCCGCCCAAATCCAGCCAAGCACTTGGTCTTGCGTCAATTGAGCGTAGGGGGTGTAAGGTGTACCAGCCGAGTAGGTAACGTTGCAGGTGCTGTACACG